AACGATAGTAACTGTAGTTGTAGAGGCTTGCTCAATCAAAATGATTCCTGTAGCCTGAACTAGCTGACGTTGTTCGCTAGTAACTGGGATGCTTAAAAATTTTTCCATACAACAAATATACAAATAATTACGATAACTTATTCTTTACCATCTCTGCGATTGGCTTACCCTCTTCTGACTCAAAGAACGTAGTTAATACAGATACTGGGTCATCGCCTGGATGAACGTTCATCAACTTACGCTTGTTTCCAGGTATGTTAAACCAGATCTCACGATTGTTGTTTCTCATTGTAAACAAACCGGCAGACAATGCTTTAGAGGCCATTGCAGTTTCCGCCAAGTCTGGATCGTTGATCATCTCCAAGAACTGAATTGGATATGTTCTAGCGTATAACAAGATGTCTCTCTTAATCTCTGGTGTAGTCATTGTGTCAACAACGCCTCCATACAACAAATGAGCGATAGACAGCATGGTTTCTAACTCCAAGTTTCTAGCAGCAATTTGTGCGTCAAGCTCAATGTTAAGTTCCTCAATGTCTTTAGCTGCTTCTCTTTCTGTGTTTAACTCTCTAAACACGTCTCCATTTAATGGGTGCATGTCCAAAAACTTTCCGAGAATTGGATTGCTTGCAGAAACAATTAAGTTTCCATCCTCAAATACGATTGGCTCAAGGATTGCCTTGTCGTCCTGTTCGTCTTCAAATACTGACTTCTGGTTTCTAGAGTAACGCAACGCACGGTTTGTGGTCCCGTCAAAGTAGAGCAAAGAAAAACGTTTTGTGTTTCTTGATGGAAGGGTGTAGCTCAGCGGAGCTTTTTCTTTCGTAAGGACAAACACTCTGTCCTTAATTTGGTTAGTTGGATTTTTCATAATTTGATTTAATTAACGCTGCAAATATAAACAAAAAGGGTGAGTACAATTGTACCCACCCTCTTGTATAATCGGTTGTTACGATTAAGCAGTTTTGAACAAGAAGAAGTTATTCGCTCCCAAGGTGCACAATGCACGCTCAGACAAGAAGTTAACTCTCATTGCATCCAAATCGCTAGTAGAAGCGCCACCGGCAGAACCAGTAATCCAAGTCTTGTAGCGACGGTTCTCAGTTTCGCTAGCGCGGTAACGAACGTGCAAGAAAGGACGCTTAGCGTTCTTACCCATCACCATATCGTAAACGCTAGTAGAACCAGCAGGAACTAACACACCATTAACTTCACCACCAACGATACCACCACGCAAAGTAGCGTCGTTCAAGTATTTCCAGTCGGTTTTGTAGAAGTCATAACCACGCTTGAACCCTTTGAAGCCCAAGTTCAAGGCCATAGTTTCGTCGTTGTTGAACAAACCATAGCTAGTTCCACCAGCACCGTAGCTGTTTTGAGTAGCCAACATATCATCGATATCGAAGCTGAAGTTACGGTTCAAGAACAATACGTTCTCTTGGATAGCACCTTGCTTGTCCAAACGTTGGATGATAGCATCAAAGTCAGCCAAAGTACTTGGGTTTCCACCGCCCCATACGTTACCACGTTGCTCAACGGTGTGGAACAAACCTTCAGTACCACTCTTGTCGGCAGCACCAGTTCCAGCAGAAACAGACTGTAAGTAATCAGCAGCACCAGATCCGGCACCAGCAGGAACACCTTCGATCATAGCCATTTCCAAGTAGTCCTCGAAACGCAAACGAGTTTCGTGCTCAGACTTAATGTACCACAAATAACCAGTTGCACCATTCTCAGTAGTAACTTCTACCCATCCGATCTGAGCCATGTCAGAACCAGTTACTTCGTAGTTGTCCTTAATGATGATAGGCTTGTTGTCGAAGATTGAATCTTCAGACTCCAAAGAGCCGGCCATACCATTAGTTCCTTTTGCAAATTCAGAGCCGTAAACAAATGCGGTTGAAGTTGTTGATGCAGGAATGCTCTGACCTGAAGTAGCGTAATAAGAAACTGTGAAAGTCATTCCAGAAACGGCGGTGATGATAGCTTTGTCGCTTTGGGTACCACCAGAGTTACGAGACAAGAATACAGTCTGACCAATACGGAAGTTACAAGCAGTAACACCAGAATCGGCAACTGTCCAAACAGCAGCAGCATCGGTACCGGCAGCAGCGGCAGAAGTACAGCTTACATACTTAGTGTGCAAACGACCTTGTTCTGCCCACTTGATAAGGTCAGAGTTAGAAGGCATCTCAGCTCCTACTTGACGTAAGAAAGATGCGATAGAGCGATTACCGTAACGCTCGAATTCTTTCTCGTAGGTATCAGGAAGATACTGATTCAAGAAATCGAAGTTGGTAATGTAATTTGAAGGCGTTGTTGCCTTGACGGATGAGGGGGTTATTGCAAACCCTGGGCTCACTTGAACTGATCCAGCCATAGTTTAGTTTTTTATTTTTTTTTGTTTAGTTACGTGTTTTTATACGTAGTCCAGAACCGTGGTCATTGTCGAGTGCAGTTACTTTGAATCCACCTGTCGCGGTAGGCTGCGGTGTCTGTCTGATATCCATCTGGATATTCTTAGACTCCTTGCTTACTTGATCGATGGCAGAAGCTTTTCCTTGCTCGTAAAAGAACTTGGCAAAGCTGTCTGGGTTCATTGCAACAGCAATTGACTTGTGATATGCTTCAGCGTTTTTAATAAAACCATTCTCATCTAAGAACGATCCAATAAATTGGCTTACATCGGACTGAGCTTTCTTCATTTGTTCGGGGTTGCTAGGTTTGAAAGATACATCACCCTCACCGACATTGAATTCAAAACCTTTGAACTTGTCGTTGAAGACTTCTTCTGTCTTCTTTGCAAAGAACTCTGAGCGCTCCATCTGCTGCTTTTGCATTTCCTCGGTCTCTTTGGAATACTTCTTGAAAGCCTCGTAGTTACCTTTTTCATTTTCTGGAACAAAGCCTTCTCTTGACTCAAGAGGGAGCTTGTACTGTTCTTTCTGTTTATTAAAGTACTCTTTGGCCTTGGCAAGATCTTTTTTCATTGCGATCTGTTTTGACTTCACCTCTTTGGCGTCGTCGTAGTCTTCGTTATAAGCGTACCTGCTCTCAACCTCGAACTTGATGTCCTCATCGTCTAGGTCAGGATTGGTCTGCTTAAGATACTCGACTAACAAATCATTGGCGGGAACTGCATCGTAGTCCTTGTTAATTTTAACAAAGTCTTCGAATCCGCGGCCCGTATCTCTCTTGAACTTCAAGAATGCTGACACGTCCTCCGGCAATTCCTCGGCCTCTTTTCTTGCGGAAAACAACTCGTCTACTGAGTTGATCTCCTTGTTGTACCGATTTTTAAGATATGTAAGAACGTCTGTGTCTTCCAATTCTCTTGGGGTTGCCCCCGGAGTCTCTTCAACACTTTCTTTTTCAATCGTGCCATCCGATCCCACCACTGTGGTCTCTACTGGCTTTTCCTCTGAAGAGATGCCATTCTTCTCTTCGTGTTCCTTTAGCAGTTGTGCCTCGATTTCTTGAACGGATTTCTCCTCATCGAAAGAGACAGAACGCACTTTAAATTCGTTTGTCATATTAGATTTAATTATTTGGTCACAAATTTACGAATAATTGTGACACACTATTTTGGCTCAAATGACGCTAGGTCAAAGCCATCAAGGGTGTCCTCATTCGACTCGAAGTCTACCGGTGGCAAGTTGTTTTTTCTTTGCTCGATCAACTTTGATTGCTGTGTATTTTGTAAAGATACTCGTTTGTCCTTGGCCTCTTCCTTCATCTTGTCCTTTTCGATTAGGCTCTGCATGTCTGCGCCCTTGAGCTGCATGTTCATTTGGAACTCCTGCTGCATAAGGCCTAACTTGATCTGTGCCTCTTGCTGCATTTTCTCCACGTCGAACTGAACCTCTGCCCTCTTGATCTCGATCTTAGACTGAGTCTCGGCTTGGATCTGTTGCATCTTGGCCTGCGCTGTAGCGTTAGCGGCCTCGATGTTCGCCTGCGACTGGAACTGAGATATCTGCTGCTGCTTCTCCATCTCCTTCTTCTCTTTCTCCTTGCGCTTAACCTTCAACAATTGGTTGGCAAGCTTCAAGTTCTTGATCTCACGGATATCGATTGCATCCTCTAGACCGATCTGGTCTCTAGACAATGCCATCTGGATGTTAGCCTCAAGCTGTTGCTTCTCTTCCTCGTCTGGAGATACCTCGATAAAGATACCAAAGTCGTGCAGGTAAAGGTCCTTGATGCTCTCTAGGATCTGCACGTTGTACTTTCCGATCTGGTTAGCGAACTCCTCACGGAAGTCAGCGTACTCCAAGATGTCAGACACACGACCAGACACACAGGTAGACAACCTTCTTGTGATGAATAGCGCTGCGTCAAGGATGTGCCTTGTGGCGGTATTTGAGTTAGCGGCTGCCAATTTCTGAACACCAACTAGTGCGTCAGACGATGGCATAGAACCGTCACGGGCCTCGTTGAGTCCTGTAACGTCCCTGATCATAGACAGGTAATGGTTGTATGTACCGATCAAGCTAGAAATCTTAGCCTGACCAGAGTTAGAGTTTAGCTCTTGAATTGGAACACGGGCATTGTTGAACTCACCGTCAGAGGTGTAGCTTCTACCGATAACGCTACCGGTCTGGAAGTACATGCGTAGAGCGTCCTCTGGGTTGTAAGCGGCACCATTGCCTAGGTCAACGTCGGTAAGTCCGTCAGCGTCGATGAATACACCATCTGGAACGATCTTAGTAAGTACCTGCTGCAGCTTGAGGTGAGTCATTTGAATCAGGTCGGCGAATGATATCATCCTGCGTACCAATGACTCGACAACGCCCTTGTACAAGCGTGGAGCACACATCACGTAGTTAGAGTATGCGTACTGAGACGCAGACTTTGGTCTTACCATGTTCTTTGAAAGTTCCCACTTGATCAAGTGGTTCGATCCCATCACGAGGATACCCTCGTACCAAACGTCGATTCTCTTCTCTACCTTCTCGAACCTGTCCTCTGGAGTTACCTCTGGATTAAAGTTCTCGTCCTTGCGGATAACTCGCTCTCCTCCGTTGTCCAAGAACTTCTTCTTGTATACGAATTTTTTGTCTGTCTTGTAGTTGAAATAAAGAAGCGTAACATTGTCCTTAGAGAAGATATCGTCTCTGTAAGGACGCATGATACCATAGTAGTTGTACCAAGCTGAGCCTAGATTAGAAATCTCGTTCATCTCTTCCTTGGTAATGTCAGGCTTGATCTTGATCAGCTCTGTGATCGGGACCTGCTTTACCTCGCCATAGTAAAAGCAATCTTCAAATGTTGGTGACTCGGTGTAACTGTAGACCAGGTTGGCCGGGTCAACGTACTCGACCTTAACACCTGCCCCGGGCAAAAAGTTGTGCTTTGCCCCACCCACACCCAGCACTGCCAAGTCATAGTTGATTCTTTTCTTAATGTCTGCATAGTTGTTCTGCTCTAGGATCGTGTTGATCGCCTCTTCTTCGGCAATCTCGATGCTAGGCTTGTAATTTAATTGCATATAAAGCTGCAACTCTTCGTCGGTAGATGGCAAGTTTTCAATGTCTGTGTTGAAAGCGTCCACTCCGAACTGCTCCTTTGTCTGGAGCAAGAAGTCCTTTGCAACCATGTCGCCCTCAATCATGTCCTGGAACTGAGACCTCTTTTCAGCGGCCATCGCATCCTGTGCAACGGCCTTTACGCTGAAGTTTCTGTCTGCCATCCCGTTGACAACAATGTCAACGAACTTGGGTATGATTGGGACCGGGGTCCAAGATAAGTTTAAGTACGAAAGGTCTCCGTCGAATGACATCTCCTTCTTGTACTTCTCGACAGACTGCTCACCACGGGCGTACAAACGCAGGCGGTGGAACTCTGTCCACTGGTTGTAGAAACGGCAAGAACCCGCATCTCTGCGAAACCACTCGTACTGAATAGCACTTCCTATCTTTAGGCCATACTCTTTTGAGGCCTTTTCGGCATCAGTGGCCAACTGAGTTGGGAAGCTGCTTGGGCTTATTGCAATGGTTGGTTCTGTCATTATCTTATCAACTGGCTTTCGGAGCCTTTGTTATCGTATTGTGCAAATTTAACGCTTATTTTCGACTTCTGTACGGCCTTTAAATATAAGTGTTTTTGGTTAGCCATAATTGCAAGTCCGGAACTAATAGAAGCATCGTGCTTTGTACGGTTATTGATATCAAATCTGGCCCAGTCCTCAAGGGTCCTAGTGAATGCCATCACGCCCATCTCGTCCGACGGACGGTAAGTTCCCTCCATGTCTATGCCGACGTGCTGCTCGATGTAACTCTCGATAGCCGATGCGTGAGCCTGCTTAATGTCCTCGGAGGTGTTGGGTATCCCCCCGATCTCTATCTCTGTCTTAGAGAGCTTCGCAATGGGCTTGTCGGGCCTGTTCGTAGCAAACGCTCTGTATCCCCTGTTCTTGAAATGGTAAAGTAGTCTTGGCTTGTTATTCTCCGCCAGTACCGGCATTCCGTAGAAGACACACGCCATCAGCACGTCCTCGAAGAATATCTCCGCGGTCTGTGGCCTTGCGATGTACTCCAGGAAGAACTGGTTGCACGGGCCGCTGTCCATGTGGAACTTGGTCATCCCGTGCAGAGATCCGTTAGATCCGCCACCGCCTACGGTGCCCGAGATATCGTAAGGGTCACATCCGAATGTGCCCATGTGCTCGTTGCCCGGCTTCTTTCTGCCGTTGATGTTGATGACATTGTTAGGCTTGTCTGGGAACCACGAGATGTAGAACCTGCCGGTATTATCCGGCGTCCACACAACCTCGCTGTCCTTCTCTCCGTTCTTCCAGTGGAAGTTGCCACGGGTAATCATCTGGCCCTTGATCATGGAGTCATTGTAATCGATCTGCTGGTATATCTTGGTCAGGTTGAACAGAGACTGCTTGCTCTCGTCACGGAATGCGTGAGACTCTGTGCGTGGGAACTGACGATAGAATTCGTTCAGTGCGTCCGAGTCAGACTTCAATGACTGTACCTCGTTCTCCCAGTAGTCGACAACGCTGTTGGATATCCATCCACCGTCTATCCCCTTGATCGGCTCCTCTGGCTTCTCAAGTACCGGCCATCCATGCTCGTCTATGAATCCCTCGAAGTTCCACTCCATTGGGATAAATAGTCCGTATAGCCCGCTCTTTGTCTGCCCGTTCTGGCTTCGCTTCCTTGGGTCTGAGTCATTGTAAAGTACCTTGTACCCAGATCCGCCCTTGTCCATTGCGTTAGAGGTAGATCCCATCATGCACTTGCCGATGATCCTAGAACCCAAACGAAGACAGGTCTTTGTTACACGCCAGTTGGTCTCGATGTTATTTGGTGGTGTCCACTTGGCGCTCTCGTCATGAATGAGCAGCTTTAGCTTCTCTCCGTCATAACTGTTGTCTGCAGTGTTCTTCCAGTCGATGGACGTGTCTAGCCCCTCAATGTCCTCCTCGTTCTTGTCCATATTATTGCGTGTGATCTTGGACGCAGGCACACGGAAACCGAGCTCCGTCTTAGGCTTGTCCATACCGTCCTGCACCGGCTTGAAGAAGAACGGGTAATTTGTAGATATGGGAACGACCTTGTCCGTGAACATGATCTTGGCATCGGATCCGGTCTTAGACAGGATGCCTAGCCTTGCATTCTTTGTGATGGTACCAATGTTCACCAGCTCGGATGAGCTCATAAACGAGAATCCAGAACGCCTGTTCTTGAGGTAGCACATGCCGAAGCACCTAGTGTCTGCCTTGCAGGCCTCCCAGTAAATGAAGAATATGCGGTTAGACTCACGGAACTCCGGTAGACCGATATCGATCTTTGTCCACTGGAGATACATGTAGTGAGTACCGGTAATATATGTCTTTTGTTTTTTGTTTAGGAACCAGAATCCGTGCTCTCTCCTGTCAAACTCCGTCTCAATGTAGTCGACCCACTTGCCCTTGAACTGGTTGTCGTACTTGTTCCAGTCGAATATTGTCTTTAGCTTGGAAAGCTCCTTTGGATATTCTTGTGGGACCCACTTACCCCCGCGGTCCTCTACATGCTTTGGAAACGGCAACGCTATCTTCAGCCCGTTGATCTCGTAGACCGGTCCGATTGTCCCGTCCTTAGAGATTACGATTACGTCGTACTTGGGGTTATACCCGTACTCCCACGAGCCAGCCTTGTTGCCCTTGGTCAATACGTCCTTTGGTATCGGATCCTTTATGACCTCGTACAGCCTGCTCATTTAGAGAATCTTTCTGCAAATCCCTTCTTGGTGTCTACAGACGCAGATACCTTAGCCTCCGGCGTCTCCAGCATGTTACGCTCCTCCTGTATCCTCTTGAGGATGTCGAATGCGTCCATGATGGCCAGCTTCTTGGTAGCCGCAGCGTTCTTAAGCTTGTCGGCAGACAGGTCCGTCTCTGAGTTATTGTTCAGGATCGGCTCCTTTGCAACCGCGATCAGCTCGTGTATAGCCTTCTCCGCAGCCTCTATAATCTTTTCCTTGAATTCTTTCTCGGTCATAGTGCCACGCATATGTTCTTGCTAAACATCCGGTACAGCTTCTCTCCGTCCACCGTGAACGGGTACTCACTCTCCGGCTGGAAACTGATCGTGTCACCGTCCTTGAGTCCCTTAGAGTAAAGGTACTCGTTTCCGTACTTAAGGATCCCGACCAGCGGTGCCTCCATGTCAGTACTCTTGATGATATTGGAGTTGTCGTTCTCCAATGGCTTTACCATGCAGTACGGGTGCGGAGCCTTCCACACGTCATCGTGCTTGTACAAAAAAAACTGGTCAAAGTCAATCAGGAACGTACTGTCCCTGAAATGCGATGGACCATACTTCTCCTTACCACGGATGTCGAAGTACTTTCTGAAAACGTTATGGTGTACCATGAGTGTGTCACCGGGGACGATCTCTCCAGTGTAACCGATCGGAGTGGCGATGACCGTAGCAAATCGATTGGTTGCCGTGTGGTCCTCCTTTGATGAGCTCAGTATGAGCCCGTAATCTGTTGTGCTGTCGTAAAGCTTGTCGCCAA